TCACACTTTTACAATGTTAATGCTACTGGAGATTTTGATGTAAACGTAAAGACCAACGCAATAGTTTCAGTTGATAGCATCGAAGTCATAGAGGGTTATTTACAATTATTATCTGTTAATACCACAACGCAAACTTATGAAGTAGTTGTTTATGGTGTTATTGCTAATATAGTAAACCAGCTTTCAGATAGTAAACTAAACGAATTAGATTTATCTGCCTACAACCATGTTTTAAATTTTGAGAATGTTACCGATTCGTGGGATGGTGCAATAACTTACACAGATGCATCTACTGGGGATGAGATACTATACCCAATTATTGATTATGGATATGGTTATGATGAGGATAATATTGAGATAACTTACAATGAACCAGTATTAACTTGCGATAGATTAAAACCAGCTATTAAAGTAAGAACTGTATTTGAGGAGATATTAAAAAGTGTAGGGTACACAATAATAAATTCCACGTTTTTAAGTTCAGATTTTTTCAATAAGCAGTACATGACTTTGGGTGACAGTTCGGAGTTTTTAAATAACGACCTTGAAGATAGTTTTAGAATTGGGAAATTATTTCCACAAACTTTTAACTACAATACCCCAGCCGACATAGTTTTTGACAGACAAACATCAGGAACGGGATTTCCTTTTTATACTGGAGAGGGTAATTTAGATTCGAGTGGGTTTTATACTGCACCCTCTGATGGGTTTTATAGGTTTAGATTTAAAATAAATTATACAACTACAAGTTTAGCGTTTTATGGATTTATAATACATCCAGTTATAAACTCAGTTGTGCAAGAAAAACGATACAGGGCTAATGTTGGTTGGACAACTGGGACTAATTGGTATTTCACTCTTGAAACTGATTTGATATATTTAGATTCTGGAGATGTTTTAAAATTTCAAGGGGAGTTTGGTCTTAATACAACTGCTGGAAATTCGCTCACTATTTTAGCTTCGTCTACCGATGAGGCTAGGCAAACGACTTTGGAGTTAATAGAATCTCCAGCTTCATCAGTAGGCTCAACAATAAAGTTTGATTCTGGTAACAATATAATGCCAAAAGACACTCAGATAGACTTTTTAAAATCTATTCTATCAAGGTATAATATGATAATGCAGCCGAATACAGTTGCACCCTACACAATAGATATTGAGCCAATACAAGATTTTTTTGATTCACCTTTCGCATCCTCAATAGATTGGACTGATAAACTAGACACATCAAAGCCAGTTCTAATAAAACCTACATACGAGTTTCAAAAGGATAAAATAATATTTAAAGACCAAGAGGCAGAAGATTACCCAACATTAGAGTATGAAAAAAAGTTTGGGCATCCATACAACTATTATAGTATAGAAATAGACTCAGATTTTAAACAAAAGGGTACAAATCTAGAGATTGAAAGTATTTTTTCATCATTTACAAACGACTGGATTGGTGGAGGTATTGATATGTTAATACCTAGACTATATCAAATTAATAATAATGAAATAGAGAGGATAGATGCAAAGCCTAAATTGTTTTACTATTCTGGTAAAAAGGCTTGTAACAACTTTGACTTATATGAATCTTCTGGGAGTGCGTCAGGAACAACTATATATGAATATCCTTTTTGTTCGCACTATTCAATGGCTGGGCAGTCAATACAAGAAACGGACTTTGATATTAGATTTAAGTCTGGTGCTTCTATTGGAGAAAGTAAAGGTGGATTAGTTCATAAGCAAACAAAGACAGATACATTTTCTCGATGCTGGAAGCAGTATTTAGATAACTTGTTTAACAAAGATGCTCGTATTTTAATAGCCAATTTCAAACTCTCAGCTATTGACATCGCAAGGTTTAAATACAATGATAAAATATTTGTTAAAGATACATATTATCGTATAAATAAGATAGGCAACTATGCTATTGGTAAAGATGTAACTACAAGAGTTGAGTTAATTAAGATTTTAGACTTTGAAGATACTTTAGCTATTGGTGGTTGTAATCAAAGAGTTTCGCATATAATATTAGACGGTCAGGTATTATTTACTAAATTAGATGGCTCTTTATCAAATGGTAATAAGGTGTGTTGCGAGAAAAATGGTTACCAATGGATAGGGCGAGATATACAGAAATGCAAACAAATTACGGACTCTAGAATAAACACACAACCCCCAACTGCCGAACGAAACAGAATATCCCAAGAGTCTAGACTAGGAACTGACAGAAGAGATACTAAAGTAAAGGGGAGAGTTACAGAGTTGAGTGATAGTGATAACGCTACCAATGGGCAACTATTGAGTTGGAACACTACTGATGGAAATACGGAGTGGGTAGACGCCCCAGGTACAAACTCTGGGGGTGCATCTGGAGATGTTCAATTCAACGATGGTTCAAATGGCTTCGCTGGAGAATCTGACTTTAACTATAACACAACAACAAACACATTAAGTGTTAGAAACATTTATTCAACTGGTTTAATCACATCAAAACAAAGGCACGTATTACATTGTGGTTTTTCTCACGCTACTACAAGCAACGTATATCTACCATTTGGTTACGGAGGTATTTTTGATAGTACCTCTAGTTCGGGTTACTTAGAGTACGGTGGATTTATTGCTCCTTGTGATGGTGTAGTGGAGTTTATAACTGTTAGAGGCGAGAACGCTGGTGGAAACACTAGTGTTGCAGTAAACGTAGCAGGACCGCACGTAGAAGTTCCATCATTAGGTCCAGGTTCTTTCTCTGGTGGAACTGTCAGTATGGATAGTGATGATGTAGCTTACAAATGGGACACGTTCGTGAATCAAGGTGGTGTTTCTAACAGTTTTAACGCTGGAGATGTTTTAATGATTTCTATGAACTCATCATCTGTATTACACGATGCAATAGCAACGGCAGTATTAGTATTAGATTGGAATAATCCATTATAAAAAAGTAAATTTACTATTTATGATTAGCGAGGTCATCAAAGGATTGACAACTGGAAAGATAAAACAAACGAAAAGCAATGTGTTTGCATTTGGATTAGAACAATACCCTAAGACAATCAAACAAGCGTGGAAACAATTTAAGACAGAGATATGGCTGAAAAAGTAATAATACCTTTAGAGGCAAAAGTTGATAAGGCTATTGAGGAAATAGCATCTTTAAAGGATGAATTAAAAGGTGTCGCAGAGGCTAATAAAACTGCTGCTAAAGCAACTAAGGGTTTAGCCAAAGGATTTAAGGGTGTTGGACTTGCGATGAAGACTGCTGGTATTGGTCTTATTATAGGTGCTTTGAATATGCTTAAAGAGGTTTTAATGCAGAACCAACCCATTGTTGATTTCATGGATAAAGCTATGACATCTTTGGGTATTGTATTTCAAAAGGTTTCAGAAACTGTAATTGATTTAGGTACAGATATTATATCAGCATTCAGCAACCCTAAACAAGCCTTAGAGGATTTATGGACTGCTATAAAGACAAACATAGTCAATCGCTTTGAGGGGCTTATAAACCAGTTTAAAGCCGTTGGTAAAGTCTTAGAGGGTGTGTTTACTCTTGATTGGGATATGGTTAAAGAGGGTGCAGCAGATAGTGCTACGGCTTTCGTGCAAGTTGCAACTGGATTAGATGAGATACAACAAACCAACGCAGTAGAGTTCTTTAAAGAAACGGCTGAGGCTATTGCAGAGGTAACAGTAGAAGCATTAAAAACTGCTGACGCTTTAGTAGACCAACGTAAAGAAGTTGAATTGTTAGAGGCTGGACAACAAAAATTAATGCTCACGTATCAAAACCAAGCTGAATTACAACGACAAATACGTGATGATGAAAGTGCTACCTTTGAAGAACGTATTGCAGCCAATGAAGAACTTGCAAGAATACTAGATGAGCAACTAGAAACTGAGCAATCTCTTGCACAAAAGAAACTTGATTTAGCACAAAAAGAATTAGCTGGAAATTCTGAAAACTTAGAGCTTAAAAAAGCAGTGATTGCAGCAGAAACAGAATTAGTAGATATTGAGGAACGAATTACTGGGCAAAGGTCTGAGCAACTTACAAATACTAACGCATTATTGAAAGAGCAATTAGAGGGGGTCAATGAACTTTCTTTAGTTGGTAAAACTCAAAGGCAGTTAGAAATTGAAGAATTAAACCAATGGTATAAAGATAAATTAAGGCTTGCTAAAAAGTCTGGTGTTGATACGGAAAATATAGACAAAGAATTTGCCAAGCGTAAAAAACAAATTACCAAAGCACAAGTGAATGATGAGTTGGCAGCGTTGGGTGCTTTAGCTGGTGCGTTAGGTGCTTTAGCTGGAGAAAATAAAGAGTTAGCTGCTGGTCAAGCAATAATACAAACATACTTAGGTGCAACCAAAGCCTTTGGTCAAGGTGGTCCTTTAGGTTTTGTAGGTGCTGCTGCCGTTATTGCTGCTGGTTTAGCTAACGTAAAAAAGATATACGCAACTAAATTACCAGCATCCTCTGGGGGTGCATCTGGAGGTGGAAGCGTTCCCTCTGTAGGTTCAAATATTGCTGCAAGTTTACCAAGTCAAACTAATCTAAGCGATGTAGTGAGTAGTGTTAATCAAAGCAACCAAGAGCCAATCAGAGCGTATGTAATAGGTCAAGATGTAACAGATAGCCAAGAGGCACAATCATATTTAAACAACCAAAAGACACTATAATGAAAGTAGTAGAATTTACAATAGACGAAGAGGCAGAAGATTACGGAGTTTTTGCTATTAGCTTAGTGGAGCAACCAGCTATCGAAGAGAATTTTAAATACTTTTCAAAGGATGGGAGGGCGAAGAACTTTGCAACGGTAGACAAAGACAAGCGTATCGTAATGGGTGCAGTAATGATACCAGACATTCAGATACTACGAGTTGACGAAGAGGGTAACCAGTACAAGTGTTTCTTTAGTAAGGAAACAATTAAGCGAGTAAGCGAGTTGTATATGCTTGAATCTAAGCACAAGAACGCAACACTTGAACACCAAAGAGTAATCAATGGTATTACTACTATAGAGAGTTGGATTGTTGCTGATAGTAAGCATGATAAAACACAAGCCTTTGGTTTAGAATATCCAGTAGGTACGTGGGTAGCTTGTATGAAGATAGACAACGAGGACGTATGGCAGAACTATGTAAAAGAGGGCATTGTAAAGGGTTTCTCTATTGAGGGGTACTTTGATGAGAAGCCTACTAAGATGAGCCAAGAGAGTATACTTAAGCAGATTAGAAGCATAATCCTAGAAGATGAAAATAAAACACTTTAATCAATAATCTATTTACAAATATAAATTAGCGCAATGGACACACTAAACAAAATCAAAGTTCTATTAGGTATGGAAGAAACTCCACAAGTAGACGAAGCTACCCCACAAGAACTGGAGGAAGCAAAAGAGCAACTTAAATTTGAAGAGGCAACTCTAGAAGATGGTACTGTAATTAGTGCAGACGCTTTTGAGGTTGGCAACGCAGTATTTATTGTTGTTGAAGAAGACCAGCAACCTTTACCAGTTGGAGAATATGCTTTAGCAGATGGCTCACTTTTGGTAGTAGAGGAAGAGGGTGTTATCGCTGACATTAAAGCAGCTGATGAAGAGGTTGAAGAGGTAGTTGAAGAAGAAGTTGTTGAGCAATCATCTGACGATTCTAAAGAAGCTATCATTCAAGCTATCGGAGTAATGGAAAACCTATTGCAAGAGTTCAATGCTTTGAAAGAAGAATTTGCATCTATTAAAGAAGAGGCAAAAGAAAACGCAGTAAAAGTAGAAGAGTTCGAGAAAGTAGGCGAAGAAATTAAGCCAAACCCAGAGGGTAATTTTAAACAAGTAAATGAAAATGTTGATTTGTCTAAACTGACGGCTCAACAAAGAGTACAATATTTAATCCATAAAAATAAATAAAATGGCAACAAACATTACAAACCCGAAATATGCTGGCGAGGAAGCTGCTGGTTTTATTTCAGCATCTCTATTGTCTGGAGAAACTTTAGGAAAAGGTTATCTAACTGTTTTACCAAACGTATCGTACAAAGTTAATTTAAAGAGTTTTGACTTATCTACATCTAACGTAGTTGATGCATCTTGCGACTTTACTGCTGCTGGAGATGTAAACTATACGGAAAAGGCTCTAACACCAGGAAACTACCAACTTAACCAAAAACTTTGTAAGAAAGATTGGTTGGCAACGTACGCTGGTGCATCTATGAACGTAGGTGTTGACGCTACACTACCATCAAGTTTTGAAGAGTATGTAATTTCTCATGCTGGTGCGTTAGTAGGTCAAGAGGTTGAAAAGTCTATCTGGACTGGAGTAGCTGCAACAACTGGAGAGTTTGCTGGATTTGAAACTCTTTTAGCAGACGCTGGCTCTGGGGCAGTAAAACCAACTCATGCGGTTTTAGATTCAACTAACATTATTGCTCAATTACGAGTTGTTAGAGATGCTATCCCAACAAGCGTTTACGGAAAAGAGGATGTAATTATGTACATGAGTACAAAGGCTTATCGTCTATATGTTTCTGCACAAGCACAAGCTGGTTATTTAGACAAGTATCATGTAGGTGTTACAGAAGCTAACTTCGAGGGAATAAACTTGGCTTGGTGTCCAGGAATGTCTGATGACTGTATTATTGCAGCAAGAAAATCTAATATGTTCTTCGCAACAGATTTAGTATCTGACATGGCAGAGGTTAAACTATTAGACCAAAGTAATATTGATGGTTCAGACAACGTACACCTTGTGATGCGTTATAACGCTGGTGTTGGTTTCGCTACTGGTGGCGACATCGTTTATTACAACGCATAATTAATAATTTAGGTAGGGGTTTAATAGCCCCTACTTTTTAAAACCCTATATAATATGGCTTGCTTATTATCAGACGGAAGAGGTTTAGAATGCCGTGAATCAATCGGTGGTATTCGAAACGTATATTTCGCAAACGACAACACTTTAGGGAATTATACTATTACAGATTTAGAACTTACGGATGTTTCTGGAACGGCAACTATTTTTAAGTATGCTTTGATTCCACAAAGTTCTGGTTTTGATGAGGCTATTACAGTAAGTGAAGAAAACGGAACTGTATTTTTTGAGCAAACCTTATCGTTGGCTTTGCCTAACGTAAATAAAACTCAATTACAAGTTTTAAAAGTTTTGACAGAGGGTAGGTTCCAAGTTTTTGTAGAAGACAACAACCTAGATGCTAGTGGAAACGGAAAAGTTTTCTTAGCTGGTGCTTTTAATGGAATGACTGTTACTGGTGGGAACGTAGGAAAAGGTCAAGCGTTCGGAGATATGAACGGATATAACCTAACCTTAGTTGGTAGAGAAAAAGATGCTGCCGTTATTGTAGACCCATCTACTACAGCTGGAGAACCATTTGCTGACTTTTCAACTATTACTGTTGATGATGGCTCATGATAATACTATAATTCAATAATATTAAAGCCTCCACAAACGTGGGGGTTTTTTTATATAAAACAATTTGAAGTATTTACTATTTAATTATATAACATTAAACAAAGATAAAATGCCTACTAACAATATTGTAAGACAAGGAACGAGAGCAGTAGCCGTAACTCCAAGCGATAGCACAGATATTACTGGTGCAGACTTTAACAACCCAGCAGCTTTATACGTTGGAACTGGGGGAGATATTGAGGTTATCACTTTAGGTGGCTCAACGGTTACTCTTAAAGCAGTACCTACTGGTACGTTTGTTCCTATGCAAGTAACGAGAGTGAAAGCAAGTGCTACAACTGCAACCGACATTATTGCTATATTTTAAATAGGGGATTATGTTAAACATAATTCAAAATACAATAGGAGCAATCCGTAGGGTTGGAGAAAGCGTTGTAAGGGCTGGTCTAAAGATGTGGTTGCCTTTTACTAAGGTAGAGCCATTGGGAGAGAACTTGGTTACTAATGGCGATTTTGCTACCGATAGTAATTGGCAAAAAGGTGCTGGTTGGGAAATTAGTGGGGGGACTGCTAATGCAGTTTTTGAAACAAGCACTCCGATAACTCAAATCGTTGATGGGTTTACATCAGGAAGAGTATATAAAGTTAAATTTGAAGTAACATCTGTTACAAATGGTTATATTCGAGTTTATGCCTATGTAGGTGCAGCTGGTGTTTTTTCCAATGTATTTAGTTCTACTGAATTACAAACTGGAATTTACGAAACTACTTTTGAATTTGGTGGTAGTAATAAATCATTACGATTTTATGGCAGCACTGGCAGCACTGGGGGTTTTGAGGGTAGCATAGACAACATATCCGTTGAAGAATACGCACAAGAAACCCCAGACATATCTGGCAACGATAACAATGCTATTTTAAAGACTGGAAAGGCTTTAGTTTTTGATGGTAACGATTCAGTAGAAACAGTTTTTCCATCAAGCAAAGATATTAAAACTATTGCTTTTTGGATTTATCCTACACATAGTGCTTCTGGAGAAACGCTTTTTTATTTTGGGGGTACTGGACAAGGAACAAAGTTTTTATATTTAAACCATCTAACGCTAAGAAAGGACTCTTTTGGAGGTATGGATTTTAGTGTTTACGTTGATGGTGTTTATAGAGGTAATACTTATGAATCCAGCAATTATGTAACTCTTGCACAGAATGAGTGGCAAAGAGTTGTTTTAACTACATCTACTGCTAAGAATACTATCTCTGATACTTTCGATGTAGCCTATAAAGGTTTTGGCTCACATGGTAGATTTAAAATGTCAGACCTACAAATATATGGTGCTGAATTTACTACCGATGATATTGCTTATGACTACGCAAACCCACAAAAATTAGTTACTGACAACGCAAGTTCAAGCGTAACGCTTAACGATTTACACGCTTGGTGGCACATGAGTGAGGGTGATGGAACTATTGCCTTTGATTCTGCCCCTTTGATTGGGAAAGAGTTGCTTGTTAATGGGGATTTTTCAGACGCATCTACTGGGTGGCAATCTAGTGGTAGTAATTGGACTTTTTCCAATAACACTGCAATATATGTAGGTGACGGCTCTGCAAATGAACTTTTACAAAATATTAACTTTGTAGGTGGTAAATTATACAAAATAGTTGTAGATGTTGCTTCCATAAGTGGAACTCTTAAGGTTAGATTTAACAACGACCAAGCAAATAAAGTAACATTCAATACAGTAGGAGAAAATATAATTTATATTACTCCAAGTGGAACTGGACTTATTAATAATGATATTTCTATTTCAAGAGAAACTGGTGTTTTTAATGCTGTTATTAATAGTATATCAATAAAAGAAGTCTACAACATAGATGGAGAAACCTACGATGGCTCATCTTTAGGTGCTACCTATGACGATGCACAAGAGAGAATCCCACAGTTGGGTATGATGAACTGGAGTAAGGGGAGTAATGTTCTTCCGTATTCTAATGATTTTTCTAACTCTCATTGGTCAATAAATGGTGTTGATTTAGATAGTGGGTATATCGCCCCAGATGGTACTGCTACGGCTTATAAAGTTAGTCAAAATGGAATTGGTATTTTGTTTGACGGTAATGTAAACCCTAATATTGGAGTTACTCGTAGTATATGGGCTAAAACTGTTTCTGGTAC